GCATGTTGGTGATGATGATGGGTCATCATTAGTGGTTCTGATTTGCAATTCAGCGTTAACGGTATCTGATGCTTCACCATCGAAAAATGACCAACTATCAATGTCTGATGTTCTGTTGTCGAACAAATCACCCACAACAGTTGATGACGTTTCAAACTCAGAATATACTCGGCTAGTGTATGACGCACCCAAATCCAGATAATTATTAAAAACGTAAGTACCCTCACTAGCTACTAATGCTGTGTTCTGAACCTCTCGTTCTAACGCTTCACCTGACTGCATTAAAATCTTAGAACCATCTTCTTGAAAGATAAAAAACGGTGCGCCACCTAGTCGGAGGTTTAATCCAGAAACAACCATTTCTGTTTTTACGCCAGCAAAACCTCCAGCCGCTTCATCTAAACTGACAACATAATTAAATAAATTAACATTCTTAACGGTGGTTACTGACGACACGGTATTGACTGAAAAGTTGCCTGTCGAATCGACCGCTTTTGCGAGGTATGTGCCTGTCAGTAATGGCAACACCACATCAGTCACATTGCCGCCTAACTTTTTACCAATATCAACACCAGATGCCCATATCGCCCCCGATGTCGCAAATGAATGGCGAATAAGAATATAACCACCGTGAATAACATCTAAATCATTAACAGCATCCCACGATAAATAAGCTGAACCATCCAATGCACGAACACTAAATCCTGTCATATCTGCTGGCGCAGTTGTTAAGCCAGAAAGAGAATGAACAGCATAAGACCATGCCGATAATGAGCCTGTTGAATTGATGCCACGAACACGAAAATCATAAACCCCAGAATCCAAATCAGATACTGGCGCAGGAGAGGTCTTAGAAACAGTTGCAAAAGTATATTCTAATTCAGTAGATTTCTTAAACTGTACCTCATATTCGTGAACAAATTTACTTGCACTCACCCATGAAACAATTGCCCGAACTTTTGCCCCACTGCCAGATATGCCACCCGATGAATAATATAATTCCTCAACAACGCTTAATCCTGTTGGTTGCCTGACATTAAATGGGTCTGGAAGATTAGTGTTAGGTGCGGTATCAACTGTGGTTTCTTCACCTGAGTTCCAATTGAATACGCCACTAGCTATTTCTCTGAGTGCAACGCCAACAATTAATCTTGGGTTCTCAGCATCATCGGAATGATTCATCCCCCATTCTTCAACAATAAATGATTTGTTAACCCATCCCATGCGCTCATTGGTCATGCCGATAGTGTCGCCAGCTTGAATCTGCATACCTTTTTTCAGACTGAAAGTCGTTGCAACAGTTATTTGTTGCCTGACTCTTTCTAACTCTATTTTCGCTAACCGTTGTGATGTACTTGCCGCAGTAGTAAATGGAAACTCCATATCACGAGTAATAACCTCGTCTTGATCTTGCTCTAAATACACTGCATTTTTAACTAATGGAGCATCTGTTGGTTGGTATAAATCTTGTGGTGATGTGTACACAGACTGCGCTTGGTTGAATAGATTTCTGCGCCCAACCTGTGAAACAATTTCTAACCCACTTTCTAAATCATCTTCGGTGAAAGTAATGGTTGGCGATACATAAGCACCCACACGCAATGCCCACTTACCACCCTGATAGGTCAATCGACCAGAACAAGTTGAAAGTAAATCTTTCATTATCCGTGACGGTTTCGCTGATGTTTCAAACGTGCCGTTACACACATATCTTTTTTCAACAAACTCTGATAAAGCGACAACACCTGTTCCAGAACCAACTTCCTCATCCTCAAACGATGCTGTAAAAATAGTGTTTAATGTATTTGCTGATGCGCCATATTCTGTGAAATCTGTCGTGCCGACAGTCGTTATAATATATTCTTTACCGTCCTCTATATCGACCGCATCAATTAACGCATAATTTTTCAACTGAATAAATTCATCTGATATGTTAGCCGCAGTTATAAATGAATCTATATCTATACTAGATTCTGGCTCACCCACTCCATAACGAGCATCTTTAATATAATCAAGAATACACAAAGCCGAATTGTTGCTATAAATAGATTTGCTAAAATAGACAGAGTATTTGGTATTGCTCCGCATATGTGCAATCAGTTTTGTCGCTATCCAAGATGATTCATCTTCGCTTGGTTCTGTTTCTGATGTTGAAAGATAATTTTCTAAAGCTGTTTTATCATCTGCCGTTATGCTGCCATCATTGTTGACATCACCTCGCTCATAATCACCATCAGTTTCAGTTAATAAATCATTAAGAACTTGGTCGCCAACCTGTCCTAACAAGATTAAAGACACTTCATCAATTAATGAATTTATTGCTGTATCTACGTTGTATGGTGATGGTGTAAAAACTGTTCTGGAATCTCTAGGGTCGTATACTTTTTTGCCACGCACAATTACCGTTATATTAGGCAGCGATGAAGCATATGCGTCACGGTCATACAAAAACCGATTATATACTTTTGCTAAACCCTCTTGTTTATGCGAGTCAGTCCAACTACCATCTGTATGCTCAACCATTGCATCCAATAAATCGGAATCGCCAACCGTTGTGCCATCGGCAGACCAAACATACATGAAGTCTGACCACTTAGATGCTTTATCAATGACATTGCCATCACCATCCTTGGCATCATCGTTGTTAACTAGATTGTCAGAATCGTACTGTAATAAACTATCATCCCCATAAATTGATTCAATGGCATCAACCGGATGCCCTGCAACCGTTACAAGCTGGTGCATTTCTTCATCATCATCAGTTGTGTGCAAATATGTGATTGTTCCACCAACTCTGGTTTTACCATAAATAACACGATGTGGTGATAGTGGTTGTTTGACGTTTCTTAGTCTGTCTTTTGCTCTATCTGCCGCTCCCATTGAGCCTAAATCTGGCATATCTGGTTGCATGACAAATGAAGCTATAGCAGATGCGAAAGACACAACACCAACCACAAAAGTAAAAGTGCTAACCCCCAAATATGCGGCGGCTAATCCAACATAACCCCATGCTATGGATATTAGAGAGCCTACGACAGTTCCCGGCATTATTCAGGACTCCAAAAATATTGTGAGTTCAATGTAAACATAACTCCTTGTTGTCTGCACAGTTGAGATAAGTTATCAGCCCATTCTTGCTGGAACAAACGCTTTAACCCCCATGTTTCTTTCGATGCGCCAACATAATCAATATGGGTTAAATCAACCTCACCCATTTCACCCAACATTGGAGCGACAGAAATAAACTTATAAGCGGATGGCATTGATTGAAGAAACTTAATACGCCAATCATGTTCACCCGACTCAACAACAACGCCCATTCGGATGTTGTCTGTCCACTCAAATCGCTCCGCTAAAACGGATGCCCTTTCAATGCGCTTAGTGGCTAATTCATAAATATGATGTGGTGTTGCATTCATCACAGCAAAGACTTTTTTAATGTAATCTAATGGCACAGACTCATGGAATAAATCACTCCCAAAAGCAACTGCAAATATCTTGGGTGTATTTATCATAGTTGGTAACGCCAACTGTTCTGGGCAAAGCTGAACCGAATAATCATCACCAGTTTTCACAGAATGTAAATAAGACGGACAAGAATCACATCCACCCGATAATCGCTCACAACCTTTTGTAACTTGCCAAGTTATCCGATTTTCCAAAACCGTTCCCCTGACGACTTTTTAAAACTGTTTAATCTTTTGCGCCCAGCAATAAGTATTTTTCCCGAACCATCCAGAACCCCAAGCGTTGGCAAGATGCCACCAATATGCGTTTCCACATAACATAACGCCACATCGCCACGCCCGACATAATTAACCCCAACTTCTTCAAACCCATATTCTTCAGCGAACTTTTCCATGCACTCTGGAACACTGCCCCCAGAGTATTCTTTCATTCTCTTGTAAGCAGATTCAGCATCATCATACTTACCACGAAAGAACTCAGCACAATCTACACCAGTAATAGTTAAAACAGAGTCGTTAGCAAACAGGCAACAATCATGAACACCCCACTCAAACACTGTGTGCATTCGACTCTCAATAAATGAGTTAAATTCTTTTTCCCAACCGTCAATTCTCATTTAACTTCCAAATTTAAATGACTTATCTTGTAGACCCACAACAAATTCCATCCCCTTGTCGTTGGGGTAATCTTGCTTTTGAATCTCATGTGTATATCTGCGAATCTTCGCTACTTCAAGAGCGATAAGCCTGTTCTCAATATTGATTGAAATCGTGCTTGTTTCGCCTTGCTCAGAAATTGTCGTAATGTCTGTAAATCCAGAATATATTTCATACGGCTCATTAATTAAAGCCAACGATGAAACACCATTACTAATCACTGAACCCATCAAGCCTAACCAAATTGTAGCAACCCGACCGTGTTGAACCTGACCCAATGCTGTTGCTAATAAATCAGACGGAATCCCAGACAAAGATACTGCCATTCCCTGCGCTGACAAATCATTAGTTTCCATCAACTCAGAAACGCCAACAAAGTTACCACCACCAATATAATCCTCGCCACCAAAAGATAGAGTTCCTAGCCCTGTCCACGCCCGAACATCACCACCAGAAGTGTTTATCTTTGCTAACAGAATGGGCGCAATCGCATCTGTTTCAAGTTCAGTTACAAAATCATCGTGTAAATGCCTAGTTCCCTCATGAGCCATTAGACAACACCTACTGCGGCAAACGACATTCCATAGGTGCTGGCTTGTTTTAAGTCAAAAGCCATTTCATTTGATGGCAATCTAAACACGCCTTTTGCATTTGATGTGGTGATAGCCGTATTGTCTGCATAAGCCGTTTTAATCTCTGGGAATATATCCAGAGTCGCATTGCCGCTTGAATCTGATGTGGTGTTAGTTAAAACTTTGTGTAATCTTGTGTTTGACCCAGAACCCAACTGAAAATAATCCCCAGCTTTTAAAATATTAGTCGTGCTTACCGTCCATCCATCCGTAATTAATGTCTTACCTGTCTGACTTGCGCCTTTGATTAGAGGTGTTCCGGTTGCCACCCCTCTTGGCGTTGCACCGTATGGATCGCCCAAAAGAAATGTTCCCTCTTGCCCATTTAATGACAACAGAAAAGCAATCCAATCTTCTGAATTATCCCGAACCATCGGCACTAATGAACATTCAAACTCCCACCATTGCCCTTGGTGTTTCTGGACTTGTTGCGCTCCTGTAAACGGTGATTTTGTTACCCCAACAACTGTTCTGGCTGTCATTCGTGCTTCACGATATGAAGTCGTATCTGGTAAATCAACTGGATAAACAATAGCCATTATACGACCCCCATTTGGCTACTGAATGAACCGCCACGCTGTCTAGCTTCGGCAACTGCACCTTTCACTTGTTTAGTAATTACCGGCATCATACCCATAACTTCTGCTCTGACTGTTTGCTGAACACCTGTTGATAAATTGAGAGTGACATTGATAGTGTCACCGCTCTCACTGCCTTGCCCAGAGGATGTTTTATTGATGTTATGGTTAGGAATGATTTGCCCATCACTATCAGGAACAAAGACTTCTCGACCTTGCTCTCCTACGATGATTGCTTTGCCACCTGATACTGAGCCACCTTTTGCGAACGCACCACTAAAGTCGATAGGCATATTCCCACCTATCCCTACCGCAGATTCAAAAGCACTTGGCGCTACACTACTACCGAATGAAGCTACTGATCCTGCCCCAAACACGGACGCTGATGACAAAGCACCACTACTTCCAAGATTTCCAACCGCTTGTGATGCTCCGGGTGCGCCAGCCGCCGCCGCTCCACCAAACATTCCACCAACAGCATTTACGACCCCCATAATGGCTTTGAATATCAGCATCTTGATAATCATCTTGTTAATGTCCATCAAAATTGATCTGGCAAAGTCAGCAAAATCCATTTTTCCTGTCGCTAACGCTTCTGCCAATTCATCCGTTATGCCAGTTGAAAAACCGTCAATAAAATCAGCAGAAAGTTGAGTAATATCTTTAGTTTCTCTACTCATTTCTCCCATTTCGTTCATGAATCTTTTATTATTGAAATCATCAAAGAACTTTAATGATGTTATCTGCTCGTCTGCGCCACTACTATTCACCCAAACCGCTTCAAGCGCTGTTAGTTCATTTTTTAATTGTTTAGTCGATACAATCGCTTCATCTATAGGGTTATTAAAATCACTCCAACCTTTTTCCCATTCATCCGTTGCTTCTTTTGCCGCGCCTTTCGCTTTATCTGCAAGTTCTTGCAACCCCTTGCTTGTTTGGTCAACACCGTCACGATGTTCATCCCAATGTTTTGAGGATGCTCGGATGGCATCTCCTAATTTTGCCGTTACAATGGCGGCATAGGCTTGAATACTTGCTGTAGCTTTCTTGCTTCCGTATGTCCAAGCGTTCCAGAATGCCGTCAATTCTCGATCAAACGCCGCAATCCAATTCATTACAACATCGGCAAATACTAAATAGGCGACCTTGAGATTGAGAAATGTTTGTTTTAGTTTGAAGAAAACATTAAATCCCTTGTCTATGCTAACCATTGTATTTAGCACTAAAGCTGTAAAGCGCAACCAAAGTACCCGGATACCTTTGAGATAAAGCATTGTGTATTCAAATTCTATTTTCAGTTGTGAAAACGCTCTAGTTATTTCGCCAGCATTAATGGCAACCATTAGTTTTTTTAACTGCCCTGTGATTGCCACAATAGCTGATTCAATTCCGGCGTAGACTCCGGTCTGACCAAAGACAACTAAGAACTTAACCCAAGCATTTTTCATTCGTTCAAATGATGCTCTAGCTTGGGTCGATGCTCTAACCGCAACAG